ACGGCGATGATTGATGCCGCGCTCGCGCCGCCGGAGCAGCCGGGAGGCGCGCCATGAGCGACGGGCAAAAGGCCACCGTCACCGCCGCCATCAAGAGGTTATTGTCGAAGCGTCATGTGGAAGCCGTAAACGGCCTGACCAGCGGCTACATGAGCAGGCTCGGGATCGTCCGTTACTTACTGGACCTCGGTATCGCGGCGCATAATGAGAAAACAAAAGGTAAGGCTCCTGGGCTTACACCAACCGAGTGGGACGCCGAGTTCTTCGCAAGCTACGTGCGAAATAACCATTTCACACGATATATGAACACTGACGAAGGTGTGGTGAAGCCGGAGCAGCCGGGAGGATCATAATGACGGATCGGTGGGCGAAAAGCCGTCTGTTGAATGACAAGCTGAACGTCAGTGAAGCGGTTGCACGCCTGGCGTATGGCGATAAAAAAGTTGTCGCCCGTGTCAGGCGCTTTCGCAAACGCGCCAAGGCAGATCCCGATCTATGGATCCGGCTGTATTCTGAAACAAGTCCGTATCTGTGGTTGATGTCCGATGTCCGGTGACCTTGACGCATTCCTGAAGAGCGGCACCCCGCCGGAGGCATCGCCACCAACCTCCACGGACGGCGGCACAGCCGTGCCAGCAAGTGGTACGGGTGATGTAAAGTCCGACGCGGGAAAGCCCGACCCAGGTCAAGTAGCGCACAAGAATGCGACACCCGCGAAGCCGGCCGCCACGCCGGACCCGGACGACGACGCGGAGCCGGGCGATCCGGAGCCGGGCCAGCCGATCGTCCCACGCACGGCTTACGAGAAGGAGCGGGCCAGGCGGCAGAACTGGGTCGAACGCGCCAGCCGCGCCGAGGCCGAGCGGGACGCGCTGGCGAAGCAGCTTGAGGACGCGAAGAAAGGCCCGCCACCGCCACCACCACAGCCGCTGCCGCCCATCGACCCGGCGACGGACCCCGAGGGCTACACGCGCCGGATGCGCGGCGTGGTGCTGAACGAGCGCCTGAACACGTCCGAAATGATGGCGCTGGACAAGCACGGCAAAGAGGTCATCGACCGCGAGACCGATTACTTCAAAAAGCGCGGCGAGGCCGAGCCGCGATTGTGGGCCGAACTGTATTCGCAGCCGCACCCCTACCAGTGGATGATCGACAACAACGCTACGGCGAGGCTGCACGAGGAGATCGGCACGGACCCGGCGGCGTATGAGGCGAAGATACGGGCGAAGATCGAGGCCGAGCGGGGCGCCGATCCGCCGCCGGTGTCCCCGGTTGCCGGGATGCCGCCGAGCCTCGCGAACGCGCGGAGCAGCGCGCCACGGGGGATGAACGGGTTTTCGGGGCCAATGAGTATGGATGATATATTGAAACGACCGGAGAGGCGACGGTAGTGTCCGGGTGGTGGAATCAGTTGATGGCGGGATTCACGGGTGCCGATATGGCGTCCGCCCGCAATACGCTGTTCCCACCCGACGATCCTTCACAAATCTGGCGTTCTGACAACCCGGTGGGCACCGAGACGTTGCAGAGCGTCGGAATGCCACGACCAACGACCTACGCCGGCCCGGTCGGCCAGTATATCGATCCTTCGACCGGGCAGATGACGGCACAAGGTCAGGCGCGGATGACGGACAATCCGGCGCTCGGCTTCGATACTGGCGGCATTGGTGGAATCACTCGTCGCGTTGCCCTCGCGCCGGGAGAGTTGGATCGTATTTCGACCCGGATACCTTGGGCCAAACCGTCAAAGGGAGCCGAACCGCCGCCGGACCCGCACGCCTCGTCGGATCTGATTGTTGGAATCGACAGTTCGCGCGCCTCGGGCGACGCTTTCGGAAAGAACGCGGAGCATATCGCCGGCTATTCTGACATCCCGACGCCAATGGCTGATCCCGAGGGCCGCACGCAGGCACTTATTGCTCACGCTCGCGACAATCTCCTTTACCTGCACGACAGCATCCCGCCAGAGATTAGGGATCGATCGAAGCTGTGGTACGACGGGGCCAACGTTATCGCGAACCGGTTTGGCGGCGAGTATGGCGTGTCCCCGTCCCAGGCTGGCGGATCGCTCGCCGCGCTTAGTCCACAAAAGGACTGGTTTCAAAACGTAGACCTCGCGAAACGCCTGCTGGACATTCGGCGGGATCAGGGTGGAACGGTCGCGACGCCTGAGATGATGGCCCAGTTCGACCGGTTCATCGCCGGGCAGAAAAAGCCGGAAGTGGCCGATCTTCTTAGGCAGCGGGTGGGAGAGTTCGCCGGCACGCCGCTGTCGGAAATTGAGAGCCCGGCGGCGCGGGCGTTGTGGATGCGGGCGTTCGATGAAGCGCATAACCCACGTGGCTACCGGTTGGTGACCCCCGAAGGGGACTTCGGTGGCCCGGTCGTCAATCTCGATGGGAGCCCGCGTAAGGTTGGGTGGGGGTCGCTCGATGAAATCGCCAAAGCGGTCGGCGCGGCGGAAGCCCCTGACCTGTCCACGATCAGCCGATTGATGGGTAGCAACCACAAGGTCCGCAATTTCTACAACAACATCGTCTCACCCAACGCTCAACAGGGGGATGTGACGATCGATACGCACGCTATCGCGGCGGCGCACATGCGCCCACTGGCCGGCTCTGATCGGGAGGTCGCCATCGGCCTGGGTTTGAGCCCCGGCGCGGAACATGCCGGAACCGGCTCGAAAGGACTTTATGGCGGGTATGCCGAGGCATACCGGCAGGCCGCCGCGCAACTGGGGATATTGCCGCGCGAGTTGCAGTCGATTACCTGGGAAGGTGTTCGCGGGCTTTACTCCGATGTGCTAAAGAGAAACAAGGATTTTACGGGCGGCATCAATGACATCTGGACCCAGTACGGAAATGGACGGCTCACCGGGGCAGACGCCAGGGCGCGATCAGTCAACGCTGCGGGAGGAATTGACCCGCCTGAGTGGTGGCAGCCCGGTGCTCGATGACATGCTGAAGAACAACATCCCGTTGACCCGCGAACACTATCTCGCGCTCGCTTATGGCGGCGAACTGCCCGACCCATGGACGGCGGAACATGAACTTGAGGTTCCTGGGCCGTTTCAGGTTCGTTTGCCGGAATAGGTGACCGACCTCGCCATCCTGACCGCCCGCGTATGTCCGTTCTGCGAAACTGAGCCGGACGACGATGACATGATGTATCTCGTCAATGCTCCTGGCGGGTTCGGGATGCCCGAGATGTGGGCGTGCTCTGTCTGTATGCGAAAGGCTGAACCGGGGTCGAAACTCGCGAGCCTTCGGGACGGCATTTACGCGAAGGACTTCCGGTCTGATGACTGACCTCGCCACCCTGACCGCCATCCTCTACGCCGCGCGCCTCCAGCGTCGCGTCCCGGAGACCGAGGCGGAAAAGCGGGCCACTATCGCCGCCTGCCTCGCCGATGCTAAACTGATCGCGGCCGCCGTTCGTGAGGATGAGGCCGAGCCAGAGCAACCGCCGCCGTCGCCGGGCATAATCGGGCGTATCGCGGACGCGAAGGCAACCCGTCGCCGGGGTTGATACGGGCGCTGGGCACCGCTGGCCCTTAAGCAGCGTGACCCCGTCGCCGGGGGACTGATCGGGCGTTGAGCCGTCGCCGGGCTTTATCCGGGCGTCGCCGCTTTCTCAATCGAACCGTGCAAACTCCCCGTGGAGACGCTTGGCCGCTGCCGTGTAGGCGGCATGTGCCTCTTCCTGGGTGCTGAAGGTGCCGAGGTAATGAGCCTTGCGACCAAGCATGATATGGGCTGCCCAACGTCCTGTTTTGGCGTCTTGACTCGCGCCCTTCAGAATACCCACACGGCGCGTTCGTCGGTTTCGGTTGTTCTCCGCTCGCGTGGCCGGTCGCAAATTGCTCCAGGCGTTGTTCGACGGAATACCGTCGATATGGTCGAGGACATCAGCGGGCCATTCTCCCGTGACGTGCAGCCAGATCAGGCGATGTGCCTGATACGCGATATCATGCAGCCTTACCGACAGGTAGCCGTATTGACCATCAGGGCACCCCGCCGGTTTGCCAGCAAAACGCTTGTTCACACGCGGCAAAACGTCGTCGCGGCGTCGCCAGAACAGCAGCCCGGTCATCGGGTCATAGTCCAAGGCGCGTCTGACCATCTCAGCGGTGAGTCGGTCAGGGGGGACAGCGGTTTTTATCGGCATGGCCATATGAATAGCACTGCGCCAACCCGAGAGAAAGCGAGTTGTTATCAACTCGACGCTCTAGGAATGTAATCGTATGGCCGATATGAACGTAACCCCAGCACGGGCGGGCTTAACGCCGCTCATCTGGGACAGCGATTTTTTCACCGAGTACGTCCGCAAGAACCAGTTCGCGCGCTACATGGGCACGACCATGGGCGCGATGATCCAGGTCCGCGAGGATCTGACCCGCAAGGCCGGTGACACCGTCGTGTTCCCGACCGTTCGGCGTCTGGTCGGCGCTGGCGTGAGCGGAAACACCGTCCTGGAGGGCAACGAGGAAATCCTCAACGCCCGGAGCCTCAATCTGGTCGTGTCCGCGTTCCGGCACGCCGTCGCCGTCTCGGATTGGGACGAGCAGAAGTCCGTCATCGATCTCCGCGAGGCCGCCAGGGAAGCCCTGATGGTGTGGGAACTGGAGAAGATGCGCAACGACATCATCACGTCGCTGGAGGCGATCACCGCCGATAACAACGTGCAGGTGTCCTACGCTGCCGCTACCGCCGGCCAGCGCAATACCTGGATGGTGAACAACGCCGACCGCGTGCTGTTCGGCGCCTCGAAATCGAACGCGGTGTCCGGCGTCATGGCCACGGCGCTGCTGACGGTGGACAACACCGCCGACAAGATGACGGCCGCCATTGTCACGTTGGCGAAACGCATCGCCCGCACCGCGTCCCCGCGCATCCGGCCGATCAGCGTCAACGACGACGAAGAATGGTTCGTGATGTTCATGCCGTCGCTGCCGTTCCGCGACCTCATGCAGGACCCGGTGATCATCAACACGTTGCAATACGCGTGGGATCGCGGCCGCGACAATCCGTTGTTCACGGCTGGGGACATTCTCTACAACGGCGTGATCATCCGCGAGGTGCCAGAGATGCCGATCATCGCCGGGGCGGGCACTGGCGGCATTGACGTCGCGATGTCGGCGCTGTGCGGCGCGCAGGCTTTGGGCGTTGCGTGGGCGCAACGGATGAAGAGCACGACGAACGTACGCGATTATTCGTTCTTCCATGGAATCGGAATTTCCGAAATGAGGGGTATCGGGAAGTTGCGCTTTGGTGTTGATCCCACGGTAGACACAACAAAACCCGTTGACGCAGGCATCGTGAGTGTATGGACGAGTGCTGTTGCGGACGCGTAACGAGTAAAATGCTAGATGTCACCGTGGCTCAAAATCGCGGTGGCGCTCGCGCCGTTGATGCTGGCCGCGTTGATCGGCATCGCGTGGAACAACTCGCATTCCATGGCGGTTCTCGGCGCGCGGCTGGACGACAACGTCAGAGAACTCGATCACCTGCGCGATCTGGTCGAGCAGCTTATCCGCGGGCCGCGTCAACCATGAGGAGAGACTGAAATGGCAACGAAACCGCATAGCGCAACCGAGACGATCCATCACACCGGGCGGTCGAACAGCGTCACCGGGGCGGCGTTCGTATCGCCTCACACGACCGAGGAACTCACGCAAATGGCGGCGGGATCGGTCGGCGCGCAGATCATCCTCGACTACAACGGTTCGGGATCACTTGGCGCGCGTGGTGGCGCGGGTGCGACGATCGAGGAAAACACGATGGCCAGGGACGCGCACATGGTCGCGTTGGGCCTTGATCCCGTGAACCCCTCGGGGCCGCCCGCGGCGCCAGACCCAGCGGGGGCTGTCAGGGCCGCCGGGGCGCCCGTTGGCCGCGCCACGCGCATCTCCAGCCTCGCGGCTGGCATCATTACGGGCGATCCGGGCACCGTCCCGCCTCCTGGTGGAAGCAACGGAACCGGCGGCACGACGGCACCGGTCAACCGGGACGTCCCCCATGTCTCGCAGGCGGGCGACACGCTGAACTGCACAATGGGGAATTGGGAGGGTGAGCCCACGAGTTACGGCTACCAGTGGAAGATTGACGGGGCGGTTGTCGGCACCGATGCCGCGACCCACACGGTCACGGCCGCCGACGTCGGCAAGGTCGCGACGTGCGTCGTGACCGCCACGAACGCGCATGGATCAACCGCCGCGCCGCCGTCGAATGAGGTGACGATCGCCGACCCGGCGACGGGCGGACAGTCGCGGTCGAAGCGGTAGCGAGCGGAGGCAACACCATGCCGGCGACAGCGACGGGACGGGGGGCACAGGTCATTCTCGATGGCGACGCGCAGCGGGCGGCGCGCGGAGCGTATGCGAACACTTACGTGGCGAATGCCAGATTTCTCGAAGATATGGAGATCGCGGGCCTCGTCGCCGATAGTGATACCACTTCTGACGGCACCACGAAGACGCGGCTGCCAGCCAATGACTATCTGTTAGGCCCGGCGGACTCAGGTACAAAGCTGCAACAAAGCACGCGGTTGCTGACTTCAGTTTCAAGATTGGCCGCCGCCGCGCGCACCAACAATCGATACCTGCTTCCCGCCATGACATCGCCGCCGACCGTGACCGATAGCACGACGGCGGACGGAACGCTGACGCTCATGATCCCGTGGAACGGCGGCAATTCGTATCTGGCCTACACGGGCACGGGGCCATTTAACTATTGCGGTGGTCTGACGCAGCCTGACGCACTGGGATCAAATAAAGCGCCCTCTGTTTATTACGGCACTGTCGCGGGGTCGCCGGTCAACACCCAGGGCGTGACCTACGTCGAAACCGTCGTGGATGCGGCGAAGGTCCAGTTTCAGGTGTTCGCGTTTGGCGGCCAAAGTCAGTATCGCGTCATTGTCAACGGGCAATATGTCACGTTTACCGCGAAAGTCATCGCGGCCACTGGTCCCAACTATATCACGGTGGACTTCACTTCGGTCGGTGGTCGCGCGTCTCGCAACGTCACGCTGGAGTTTGTGAACTGCGACTTTGGCGAGTTTACCAGGGTCAGGCCGGTCGAAGGGATATCCAGGCCGCCTGGCAAGCCGGTTCGTATGTATGTGCAAGGTGATAGCATTACTGCTTATGGCGGAACATCAGTCCCGAACATTGGGAACAATTTGGTCAATCGCCTTGGTGCTTATCTCGGTATTCGTGACACCTGGGTCGGCGGCGTTCCCGGCACGGGATACATCAACAACGCGGCTAACACGCAGACCACCGCCATTCAACGTGTGCCTGACATCATCTCGGCGCGGCCAGATATCATCGTGTCGTTGAATGGCCACAACGACGCTGCGTTCATGACCTCGGCCGATCTTCAGAAAGGCGTGACGCAGTGGTTGACCGCGTTGCGGAGTAATCCGGCGACGGCATCCGCGCCGATTGTCATGTGCGGGCTTTGGTGCAACGTCCCGAACGGAGCGTCGGCGGCGGCGGAAGGCGCGATCACGGCGGCGGTGACGGCGTTCAACGATCCCCTGGTGTTCAATATCCTGGCGATAAACGATCCGGATGGGGCCTGGATGACGGGCACGGGATCGACCGCCGCGCCAACCGGCACCGGGAATTGCGACGTCTACGTAAGTGCTGACGGCGTGCATCCGAACGACGCGGGTCACACATATCTCGCCGGCCGCCTCGCCGATGCGATGATGCGCCAGGTCTTCAACCAGTGACTGCCAGTCATTCCCCAAAAGTCGGAGCAAAAGCATGCCGTACGTCCATGGATTCCTATTCGCCGCAACCAACACCGACGCCGCATAAGTAAGCCGAGGTGACCGTCCCCGTCTCGACCATCGCGGAGCGCGTATTACGGCGGCTCAACGTCGCCGTGGTGCCGCTCGACGACAGGCCGACCCTGACCGAGATGGTGCCGGTCGCCACCATCGCCACGATGGCGCTCGTCGAACTGGGCGTCATCGCCTCGGATGAAACGCCGCTGGCCTCCGATCAGGCGCTGGCTCTCGACAAGGTGGCCAGCGTTCACGCCGCGCTCGATGCCCAGGCGCTGGTCTGGTGGGACGCCACCGCCGCGCCGCGCGCGTTCGTCGAGGAATACGTCAAACTGACCGCGGCGCAGATGGCCTCGTCCTTCGGCAAGACGGCCGATCCGTCCCTGGTGGCGTTGTTGGAGGGGCGCGTTCGCCGGGGCGCCATGGGCATCGCGTCGCACGACATCGCGGTCGAAGCGGTGATGGCTGTTCACACCGAGTTGGTGGGCAAGGGCATCGCGCGGTGGACGAGCATGGACATCCCGGAGATGGCGGCGCCGGCCTACGAG